AGCGGCGCGATGGCCAGCCTGGGCGGCGACAATGAAACCGTGCAGGTGCTGTTCCCCAACCTAGAGGTGGTGCTGCGGCTGGTGGAGGAAGGCGACGGCAACCGGCTGAGCGAGCTGACCCTGACCACCCTCTGGCTTAATGCCACCGGCGCAATCGCCAACCAGTACGAGGATTATTACGTGGGCTCAGGTTCCGGGTTCAACGATGACACGGTGGAGCTGCGGTTTAGATCAGCGATGGATTCAGTCGGCAGCAACTTCCCAGCCCGCACACTGACCAGCCAGAACGTGGGCATCCTGCCGCTCAATGCGGAGCTCTACCTGAGATGAATGATCTGATCGGCTTGGCGTATCGGTGGGGCTGCCGGCCTGGTGACGGGACCGGCTGCACGGACTGCTTCCAGCTGGTCTGCGCAGTGCGGCGGCAGCTGGGCCTGCCGGATCACGCGGCGCAGTTCGAGTGGGTCTACCGGGAGCAAACAGCCGAGACGTTCGGGCTGCTTCACCTGCGGCGGCTGCTGGCCTCTCTGGCCGATCCTGTGGCCGCGGCCCTGCCGGGCGACCCGATCTTGCTGGGCGGCGCTGCAGCGGCGCTGGGTGTGGCAGTGGATGGCGGGGTGATGTTCATTGCCCCTGGACAGACTGTGGTGATGACGCCGCTGCCGCAAGGCGCCGGCCAGTGCTACCGGCTGCGATGAGACGACTGCTGCCCTATGAGCACCAGCTGATTGAGCAGCTGGGCGTGAGCCAGGAAGACTACCTGAGCTTCATCGCGGCGCAACAGAAGGACTACAGCCGCAGCATTGAGGATCAGCAGGCGGAGATCCAGGCGGGCCCCGGCGCCGTCGCCCTTGCGCTCACGGTGGTGGGCATCCTGTTCCAGGTGGCCAGCGCCCTGCTGCTGCGGCCATCGGTGCCATCGTCGCGCACTCCGCGGCAGACCCGTGAGCAGCGCTTCGCCCCACGGTTCGGGTTCAACAGCTCCCAAGAGCTGGCCCAGTACGGCGAGCCGATCAACCTGGCCTATACCAACACCGCGCAGAATCCACGCGGCGGCGTGCGTGTGGCCACGTCGCTGGTGTGGTCCAGCGTCCGCAGCTATGGCAGTTCGCAATTTATGCAGCTGCTGCTGGTAGCCGGTGCTGCCAGTATCCGCAAGATTGATTGGGACCGGGTGGCATTCGGCCAGCTGCCGCTGCGGGAGTTCGCCGCATCAAAAACCTGGCTCTATTTCAACCAGAGCGGCAACGCCAGGTTCAACCAACGGCAGATCGGCGATGACAGCGACCCCTCCCGCGAGGGCGCCGCGCCGGGTGATGACGTGTGCCGGATCATCGATGGCGCAACTCGCCGCAGCGGCTACAGCCAGGCATTCAGCCCCAGCAGCTTGACCAGCTGCGGGACATTCAATCCGATCCCGATCAACGTCCAGCTACAGGAGCGCAACAGCAAGGGCGACATTGTGACCGCCAACAACGGCATCACCCTGACCACCAACGGATGGGGCGCTGGCGGCAGTGGTCGCTACACGGTCGGCACACAGATCACGCTGGTGTTCGCCAAGACCCAGAACAAAAAAACCAACATCGCCGAAGAGGCCGCCCAGGAGCAGCGCTACCAGCTGGTGAGCAGCCTGGACCGTGGCAGCACCTACCAGCTGGGCACTGCCCGATTCGCCCTGCTCAGCATCACCGACAACACTAACCTTGACGACAACGAGGTGCGGGCCACGTTCCGCTGCATCGCTGCCGGCCGCACCCCGTCAACACCCTACGGCGACAGCAAGGCGCCGGAAAACGGCGCAAAGGATGATGACTTCTACACCAAGGCGCTGGTGAAGGCCGACAGTGCCGCGTATCAGACGGTGACAGCCTGCGAGATAGTGTCGTTCTCAATGCGGGTCAAGCTGTTTCGCCGCATCCAGGGCAGGCAGAAAAAATACGGCGACAGCGAGCCTGAGGGCTATAAGGCCAGCGACAACGGCATCAAAGCCCGGATGGCGTTCTTCCGGGTGCTGTATCGGCCGCTCAGTAGGTCTACTCAGAATCTGCTGCCGCTGATTATCGCCTGCCGCAGGTCCGCTGATCTTGATAATTTCATTAGCTTGGATTTCCGCGCCGGCAGTAGCGGCCAGAAGTGGGAGTTTGAGTTTCAGCCGATCAGCGATCTGGCGGCAGAGCGGGCGCAGAACGGGCAGAAACAAATCGCCTTGATTGAGAACAGCGGCAGGGGGCAGAGCTTCGCGCACGGCGGCAACCAGTTCCGGTGGGTAGGCAACCTGAAAGACATCAGCTCAGCGCTGAAAGATCGCGGGCCGGTGCTCACCAATGAGTGGGATCTGTTCAGCGTCCGCAGCGACACCGATATTCAGTTCAGTTTCGAGGCGGGCCCAGAGTTCCAGATCACGGCTGTCACAGAGCAGCAGCTGGGATCGACCGAGGGCAAGTACGCCCGGATGAGCACGCTGGCTTTCGGGGTGTTCAGCGGCCGGGGCGTGCAGGATCTGCGCAGCATCTCGGCGTTCGTCACCGAGGGCAAGGATTCATGGGTGGTGAATGATGACGGCACCTACAGCAAGAGCGCTGGCAGCACCAGCTGGGCGCCGGACATCTTCGCTGACACGGTGCTGGACAAAGAAAACGGCATCGGCCGGTATGCCAAGCCATCCGGCGTGGACTGGCAAGGCCTGGCCCTGAGCAAGCGGTTCTGCCAGAACAGCGGCCTTGGGTGCCAGCTGTTCATGGATCCGCTGATCGCTGAGGTCGGATCCTGGCGGCAGTTCTGGGCCGAGGCGGCACCCTACTCGCTGCTGGAGTTCGGCAAGATCGGCGGGAAGGAAACGCTGGTGCCGGCGGTGCCGGTGAACAGCAGCGGCCGCGCCAATCGCCGCGTGAACATCTCGGCGCTGTTCACCACCGGCAACATCCTGGAGGGCTCCTACCGCGAAGAGTTCCTCGACTACGGCGCCAGCGTTCAGGATCTGATCGCCACGGTGATCTACCGGGAGACAGAGGAGGATGATGTGTTCCCGCGCAATGCCAGCGTGGATGTGCAGCTGGTGGATGCTGTCGAGGATGCGGCAATCCGCCAGACGTTCGACCTCTCGCAGTTCGTCACCCAGCGGGAGCAGGCGATCCTCTACGGCAAACTGCTGTGCAATCAGCGGCGATGGGTGCGGCGCGGCATTGAGTTCCAGACTGTCCCCACTGACACACCGGTGAGCCCTGGCGCCTACATCTACGTGGACGTGGGCCTCAATATCTGGGACCGGATGACAGCGGGCGTGGTGATGCCTGGCGGCGTGCTCAATGCCCCGCTAAGCGATCGCATCCGCAACGGCACCTATGCGGCGCTGGTGTATCGCAGCGGCGGCAACGTCCGCTCGCTGGCCAGCGTGACGGTGGCGGACGGCAAGGCCAACGCCCTGGGCGATGACGCGGGCGCAATGTTCGTGCTGGGTGCCGTCACTGATCGCAGGCGGGTGTTTCGGGTAACAGAGGTAACGATGAGCGAGGAAGGGGAGGTGACGGTTAAGGCGCTGGAGCACCCTTGCGAGACGGTGGACGGCAACCTGCTGAGTCGGGTGGCGGACTTCAGCGATGCGCTGTTCAGTGTGCGGTGAGTAGCCTGAGATGCAGGAGGGCGCCAGCTGATGGGTTTCTACACAGGCCGAACCGGGGGGCTGATCTTCAACGGCAAGCCTGTCGCGAAGGTGCAGAACTGGTCTGTGGAAACCAGCGTTGACCTGCTGCCCACCACCGACCTAGGCGCTGATGCGCGGTCGTTCATCCCATCGCTAAAGGGCGCAACCGGTAGCGCCACCCTGATGTACTACCGGCTGGAGCCGGGCGAGTCGGCGCAGAAAACGCAGTTCACCGCGCTACTGGCCAAGATCCACAAGCGGGGCGCTATCACCGAACAGGACCGGGTCTTTCTGGAGCTGGACGTAGACACCGGCGGCGTTGACGACATCAAGATGTACGCCTACATCACCAGCGCTGTGATCGGCTCAGCGGTGGGTGAGTTGGCGGTGGTGCCAATTCAGTTCACC